AAAAGTATCTTGAAAGTTTTGGATCTGGTGGTGGTCGTACCTATTATTTTGGATCTAATGATTTGATACTTCGTATTTATGAAAAAGGGGGTCAGCTAAAAAAAGAAGATACGGATTATCTTCGTTCTTGGGTGCGTTTTGAGTTTCAGCTCAAAGGCCGGCTTGCTAGAGATTATGTGCGCACTTCAACTGATGCAGTTGAGCTGTTTGGTATTTTAGCAAGCAAGTATCTTGACATCGAGTTTGAGGGTTTTAGTTTTGCAAAAAAAAAGCTAGTTAAGAGTGATTTTGAGACGGTGTCCTCTTATTACGAGCATCAAGTCAAGCCGTGGCTAAAAAAAGAAATCAAGAAAAATCCTGATTTCTTGGAAAAAATTTTATCTGATATAGACAGATATAGCAAAGATGTCTTAAAATAACCTTAAAATTACTTTACAAATATGATACTTTAATATATAATGAATATATCAAGTTGAGGATAGCTTGATAAAAAAATAAATTAGAAAGACCTCTTATAAGACACAAAAACAAGAGGGGTGCAAAATATGAGTTATAAACTGTTATCCGTATCTACATACGATTTTAAGAACGACGATGACGAACAAGTCCAAGGTGGAAAAGTTATTGTTTATGATGACAATTCACCTAAAAACGAGCCATTACAGATTATTAATCTTAATGTCGATATTTCAATCGCTCAAAATGTGTTGAACCAAGTGACCAAATATCCGGCTAATGTTGAACTAAATGGTACACTTAATTCAAAAGGTAAATTTGTAGTTAATTCTATCACTATTCTTTAAAATAAGGGTGGGTGGTAGGCATAAAAGAAAAAAGAAGAAAG